TTGTTTTTGCCGAACGATATTACACGGCCAAAATTCGAAACCAACATTTTAAAGTCGCATTCAGCAACTTCTTTCCAGATTTCATTTTCCATAAAAAACATTGGCCCTACCCCAAAGGCGTATCCGTCTGCCGACAGGCAAAAGGCAATGAGGCAGGAACCAAGATTTTTGATGTTTTCATAACGGATACGCATTTCAAATATACAAAAAATTATTTGATTTTCCATTTGCTTAAATTTGAAACGTGAGTAATTATTGAATCCTTATAGTCCCCAAATCGACAAACATTTGCAGTCCCATCGGATTCAATCGAAAGAACGACAACCTGCGAATCAGGGCTAATAATCCGGCCCTTGTCCCCTTGGATCAATCCTTTCGGGTAATAGATACCGTACTGGCTAATTGGTGATTCCATAGTGTTTTAGGAGTTGTGGCGCAACAACGGCAATTAGTAACAGGATTACACAGATGGTAATCATCGTCCAACAAAAGAGTCCTTTGTAGGACTCCTTCAGTTCGTTCTTGGTTTCGTTATTTGGAAGCATCGGAAAGGACTAAGTATTGGTTATCAATAATTGTCAATTGAGTGCCTTTCTCAAAAATGGATGTATTGGCCTGAAACGCATCTTTTTGAAGCATGATTGCCAGTTTCGTCGTAAAAACAAAAATCCACAATTCGCACTTCCCAATTTTGGAATGGTAGTAAATATGCTCTCCGGTTGATTCGTCAGTAATTTTACTGATTGAAACATTGCCGCCAAATAATTGAACGGCTTCCTGAATAGACTCTAATGAGCCGTCACATACAGTCAGTCTGGTTAAATGTTGGCCTTCTGCTAATAGTGCAACAGAGGTCAAATGATTTGCTGATGCTTTTGTTTCCATGTTTTTTGCTTTATTTTGTTTCGTGCTTCAAATATAGTAGAATCCCTTTCAAATTTGCAACAATTAATTTTAAGAAATGCCAAAATATAATTCTCTTCAGGCGTTTGCAGCTCAACAACTAGCTAACTTTCAGAATGCTACGGATGCCAATAAAGTTTTGCGTCAGGCCGTGATTGTTGTTGTTCCAGAGATGAAACGTAGGATTCAGAATGATGGTAAAAACTCTGCTGATGTGAAGATGAGAACCAAGTCGGCCCGTAAATACGGGGCTTATTCAAGGGCTTATGGACGATTTAGGAACAAGAAAGGATTCCAGACCGCCATCATTGATCTGACCTTATCGGGCGCAATGATGAATTCATTAAAGGCCGGGCCGACCGGACCGAACAGTTACGGCATTGGATTTCTTGGGCCGGATGAGTTTAAGAAGGCAGGATGGAATGAAGGACGATTTGGAACTATCTTTGATCCGTCCAAATATGAACTACAAGTGAGTCTCGATGTGATAAATCGTCAGGCTCAGAAACTACTTTCAAAATGACAACAGTATCAAACGAACTTTGGAGACTCTGCGATAAAATCAGCCTGAAATTCGGGATTAATTGCCTGAACTATGGCGAGGCTCATGAAGTCATATTGGAGAATGAAGGGGCTAATTATGCCAGTATTGAACAGGCAGTTCCTTGTTCAGTTAATGACAACTACGACCTTGTTCTATTCATCGTTCGAACCGGATCAAGCCCAAAGGATCAATTGAAAGGTGGATACCGCAACAAGCTATCGAGAGAAGTCACGTTCAAATTGATCGGGAATTCAAAGAATGCTGATGCTGAATTCAACCTGACTGCCATCATCAACTCGATTCCTGGATTGAACTACACAGGGACGGACAACGCTGCAAAGTCAATTGCTCAGACCTATTTCGGAACGGAAGAACACAACTTTGAAACGTTTTTCTTTGCAATAGATTTTACCAACGTGGAAACGATTGTCTGCGAAAGGTGTTAACCATTCTCGATTGCAACGTATTTGAATAATCAAATATTCAAATGTAAATTTGCAAACATGGTTTTGCCTTTTCATAAAATCTACATCATCAGTCTCACCAAATCCACAAACAGACGGACTAACCTATTCAAAGAGTTTGATCGGGTCGGTGGTGTGACGGATATAAATGGCAATTCACCTGTAATCTTTCCGGCAAGCAATGGCATCAGGTATGGTCACAATGTTGACAATACCATCAAACGCCAAAACAAGAAACAACCAATCAGTCAGGGCGAAATCGGGTGCTTTGCATCTCATCGGCAAGTCTGGTCTGACTTCATGGAATCGGGAATTGATAATTGTTTGATTCTGGAAGACGATATTCGATTCGGTCAATTTGCTGAAAAGGTCTTTTCAAATTTTGACAAATTTCCAGATTGGGATTATGTGAATTTTGGGTTTATCAGCAACAACAAGTCCATCAAAAACGACCTAAAACCCATCAAACATGAATCCTTCCCTTTGCTCTTTTCGGGTTGTGGTATGTGGCTTACCCATGCGTATTCGGTCAATCAGACTGCGGCTAAGTTCTTCTACGATCAAACCCAAGTTCAAACAGGTGGCATTGACTGGCAACTAACCGGATTACAGGACAAGGTCAAGTCATTCGGGTTTCAAGGCAATCATGTTATCTGCCAAGCAAAGGTCACTCCTTGCAATCCCTCTTTAATAAAGCACACTCAATAAAATTTATATGTCAGATCAATTAGCTTACATCCGTCAAGCCGCAAGTAAAGGCGAACGGGCAATGGTCATCCGCACTAAGGTAAGCCCAAAAACGGGCCTTATTGAAGTCGATGCCAAGATTGAAGTAAATGCTACTACTGCTTTACAACAACTCTCATTGCCTAACAATCAAAGGCAATCAATCTGGAAGCGTATCTATCCAATTGGATATGAGGCGAAGCTGACAGGTGGCCTTTCCGGTTCAACCAAGCAGGATACGAACCCATTATCAGACGATGAACTGATCCAGAAGGTTCTGGCTAATCCTGAACTTTTAAAGCAACTGAAAGCAGGTGAGAAGGCTTTGAAGAAGGCCGACAAAGAAGCAATTGAACCAGAAACCACCGACAACATTGATCCCCTTGTATAATGACGAACGCACTCGAATTCATCAAAAGCATTGCGGCACGGGCCGGAATAAAGGACAATCAGGAATTTGATCTGGCTTTGGCCGGATCAGCTGCCGATACATTGAAAGGTTTAGAATTACCGGATTCAGTAGTGAACCAGGTCAATACAAACCTGATGGACTTCAACACGGCCAAATCTAATTTGGATCTAAAAAACCATTTTACCGGAATGGCATTCAACGGGATGGAATCAGCCGTATTCGATCAACTTAAAGCATCTGGTTTTGATGATGCAGAAATCGAAGAAATCAAAGCTGCTTCAAAATCTACTGGGCAAAGAATGAGTAAGATTCTGGATAAGTACAATTCCAGAATTGATGAGGCCAAGAAGCACAAACCAGGATCAGACGAATACGTGCGTAAATTATCCGAGGCTCAAAAGGCTCTGGAAGATGCGAAAGCAAAGTTTGAATCTGAAAAGTTCCAGATTCTGGAAACGCAGAAGGCAAAGCAACAAAACCTTTGGATGCGGAATCAACTTGCATCCGTTCAATGGAATGATGCCATTCCTGAAATTGCAAGAGAGGCAACGTACAATGCTGCAATGTTTGCCCAACTTTCCAAACTGGAAGCGAAGTTGGTATTTGATCCAGAAACGCTATCAGCCCGACTGGTAAACGCAAAGGATGAAACATTGCCTTTGGTGGTATCAGGGAAAGAATTTGCATTTAATGACTTGCATTCAGTAATATTGCAGGAACATAAACTTATGAAGGAATCAGGAGGTGGCAATCCGAATCCTTCACCCACTCCCCCCTTTACCCCTTCCAACAATGGAGGTGGTAGCACTAAGCCGAAGCAACACCCAATGGTGGCAAACGCTTTGGCGAACCTGAACATCCCTTCAATGGGTTAGTTTCAGTAAACTCCTTTAAATAAAGTGTCTACTGCATTAAACAATATTAGCCTTGGGGTACTTACCTCATTGACGGCTAACCTCATAAACAATGCCGAAACGGTCGGTATCAATACCGGAGCCTTGGGAGCATTGAACACAGCCGAGAACCTTGCCTCTGGTAAGATCATCAGACTGGCAAACGATGACGGAACAGGCCATCAGAAACAAGTAAGTGTTGTAACCAAGCAACGCCAGACTGCTGATGATACAGTTTCTTCAAAAGATTGTACTCCAGGTTCTGAACTCTTGTACGAAGAAGAAGTTGTGACCATTACTGACTATGTCGGTGGTAAGTTCCTTTTGAACGAATCTACCGTCCGTCAGTACGATTCATCTTACTCTGAACTTGTACGTTTGACAGGATCAAAAGACCCTCGTCAGATCGTAATGAAAGCCTCTGAAATGGGTTCAGCTACAACTGAACTTTCCGTAATTCGTGAAATGTTCGGCGACTTCCAATTGTCAATGGATGCCATGATTCAGGCCGTGAACAAGAAAATTCTTGCCTACGCTGATGCGGCAAAAGGAACTTGGGTTGGTGGTGCTGCTTCCAAATCATATGTTGTTCAAAACGGTTCAACGTATGTGAATGGTGCGGGTAGTATCAACGCAGGTGGATTGATGAGCTTCCGTCAGGATGCCCGTTCAACCAAGTTCAACGGATTGCCTCACATCATCTCTGGTTATGGCGCAATGGATCGTATCTTCCAACAGGATTCAAGGTATTTCGGACCGGGTGCAAATGGATTTGACTTCGCATCTGTTCGGGGTGCTGCAGGTCAGGAAATGCGTTTGTTTACGGATGAAAACGTAGTGGATCAATTCGCTTCTGAAGATGCTGCTATCGTGTTCATGCCGGGTTCAATGCTTTACCTTCCATTCCTTCAGTATGTGGGTAACTTCGGAGATATTGGAGTGATGAAGCGTTTCACAATGCCAATCCCACAATTGCCAAACGTGAACATTGATGTTCGGATTTTGCCTGATGAATGCTCAGAAAATTACGCAGTATTCTTGGATCAGTTCTTCGAAATCTACACGCCTTCAATGGAGTTGTTTAAATCAACTGACCGTTTGACTGGTGTGAATGGTGTTTTTGAAGCCGCTTTTACACAATCGTAGACGGTTTAGGAGGATATTCTAACGGATATTCAGCCGGATACGATTAATTACAAAAGGGAGTCTAAATCAGGCTCCCTTTTTATTTTTAAGACAAAAAAAGAGAGGGGCCAAAAACCCCTCTTTTTTATTTCATTCATCAACCAAAATTAACCTATTCTCTAAATCATAAATTCTCCATGAATTCCCATGCCTTCTGAACTTTCAATTTGATGAGTTCAATGTCTGATTCATCTCTTGGTACAACGACCGTATAAAACCTTTCTGATGCCGCAATATCGTATTTCCATTCCGACACATTCAAATGTAAATCAAAGTTCGGATAACGTTTTCTAAAACCTGCCAGATCGTAAATCATGTTACGTTCAACCATTGCAGCCCGTTCGATAAATTCCGGTGTCTCTTCAAAATCAATCAATCGCATTGCATAGCCTAGCTTTCTGATTTCATCCCGTATAAGGTCATCAGTAGCGTTCAAAAGGCAATAGCGAAGTCTGGCTTCTTTTGCTCCAGTCAGCATCATGTAGCCCTGCATCTGCCAGTAATAAAGATCATTCAGCTTCTTTTGCTTTGTCCGGTTGAAAGTAAACACATCCCATGAACATTTCGTATCTTCGATGAATTCAGCATTTTCAATATCCGGCCCAATGAACAAATCCGGTGTTCCTGAAATCCATTCGTTCGAAAGGTTCTTTTCGTTTTTTTTGTGGAAGATTCCAGTCTGAACAGAAACAAGGGTAATTGCATCCTCTTCCAGTTCATTGCCTTTTTCAATGTACTTAGAATAAAGTTCTTCTCTGCGTTTGTACTTCCAATTGGTCCATACATCAACAACATGAGTTTTCGCACCTTCTGAAAGGTTTCCTGCGTCTTTATCGGCTTTCAATTTCGGTTCGGTCATTAAGTGACCAATTCCGGAGCATCTGAATTTAGGCTTTTGCATCTTCAATAATTGTTTTGATTTTACCATCGCCAACCCATTCAGCAACCATTTTAAACTGCCATGAAAGAAAAAAGGCAGCAGGGTGTTTTTTTTGCCAAGGCTCAACCCAAACACATTTAGCGCATTGTGCTAAAATTATCAAGTCTAATGGATTTACCATGATTTTAGTTTTAGGCTTGTCCATTTGCTGAAGCAATAAAGATTCTGTGATTCTCAATAACCGGATGCAGTTCAATTTTCAATTCGTCAGAAACCTGGTTTAATACAGATTCCAATTTTTCAACCGTTGTAGTTGATTCAACCATCTCTTTTGCCCGTTCGAATTCGTGATTGATTTCGGGTTCTGTGTTGTCTTGGTAGGCCACATCCAACGTGTCGGGATTCTCAATAACTCCCTGATCCGTAATAACCGCCTTTTGCATTTCAACTGACAAAGGAGCAAACTTTGAAAGAAGAAGTTTTAAGACCGTTTTAAGGGCCATTGATTCGAAATCATCCTTCCATAAACCCTGACCTCTTTTAAAGGTCTGAGAGAAGCGCAAACCGTGTTGTTTAAGTTCTTCGGTTGTCATATACAATGTCTTTTGAAATCCGTTCAAGAGTTCAAAATATGCGGCATAACCAATCGGCAATCCTGACTTTGCAACTTTGAAATCAAACACAAATCCGGTCAAAGGATTTTCCTCTACCAACTGCCCTGCATAAATCGGACTTGCTGAAATGGTCTTGAATTGTCCTGACCTTTGAGCCAGTTGAATGAAGCCCCTGTAACCCATTTGGAATTGAGCATCCTTTCCGTAAGGTACAATATATGCAAATCCAAGGTTGTTGTTTATTGGCAGGTCTAAAGTTGCCGCAACACAGGCCGCATTGAATACGGATTGAGGACTTGCATTTTGAAGGTAGGAATTATTACTGACAATCTGCAATACAGAAGTCATAAATGCCGAAGAACGCTTACCAAGCAATTCTTCAAACTTGCGCTTAACAGAATCTTGCTGAAAGAACTGTTTCGCTGATACTTGAATTTGTTGTGACATAAAATATGTGAAAAATGGGGCCGAAGCCCCGTGAAAATTAACGGTCGCTATTTCTGTCTTCCGGTGATTCAAAATTGAATTCGTCTTCAAGTTCCGGAGCCATTTCTCTGAGTTTTTCAGTGACTTCATCCCGATCATCCGTCATAAACCATTCCTGATGTTCCGGAACGTAGACGTAGAACATTTTGAAAAAGTAAAATCCATGAGCCTCTAAATAATCTTCATCATCTCTTTTGCCATAAGACAAATCTTCAATCGGATTGTCCTTAATATCGTCAGGAAGGCATTCAACAAATAAATCCAATGAAGGAGTATTTTTGACCCGAATATCCAGATCAATTTCTTCTTTGATATAAAGTTCGAACAGGTTTTTTAAAAGTTGCTTTTCCATGTTTTCTTTTGTCTTTTTGTTTGTCTGACAAAGATAAATCAATTATTTCAATTGCAACAAAAAAAAGTAAAAAGGACAAAAAAATAGGTCAGAAAATCCGACCTAATTTCAACATGAATAACAAATTGATAACCATTACTATTTCCGAAAACGCTTGTGCCTTGTCGATTCAATTTCTAAAGCAGCACTAATATTTTCCTCACAGTCAAGGATTTTCGGCTTACACCCCTCGACTGTTTCGGCCCACTTAAATCTGTCAGTATGCCTTGTAATTGCATACTTCGGTATATTATAAAGCCTCGAAAAGTCAGATGGCGTAAGAGCCATAACCACCTTTTCCGCTTGTCGTTTCTTTGCCATATTGAAAATATCTGTTGCAATACTATGCAACTTTTTGCAATATGCAAAACAAATCATGCCGGGTTTCTCAATGTCAATAATTCCATTTAATAAAATAGGGGAGTTTCAGCCCTACATCGGATCAGAGGATAATTTCCAAAAGTCCGTAGCCCGATACCTGGATTCAAAAGGTGTGCTATGGTTCCATTGCCCAAATGGTGGTCACAGGAATGTAGCTGAAGCCGCAAAACTCAAAGCGATGGGAGTCAAGGCAGGCGTTCCGGATGTGCTGATCTTCGAACCTCGAAAAGGTTATCATGGATTTGCCATTGAATTGAAAGTTGCAAAAAATAAGCGGACAGAACATCAAATGGAAATGCAGGAATTATTCATGTCGCACAATTGGAAGGTCATCACCAGTTATTCATTGGATGAAGTCATTGCTGAAATCGACAATTATTTTTCTTAATAATTTGCAACAGAAAAAAATATCACTTTCATTTGTCGAAAATTAAAAAACGAAAACATGAGTGAATTAAAGTACAAAGTCGGTGACATAGCCGGACCGTTTGAGATTATTGACATTGATTTAAAAGATCAACAATGGCCGTACAGGGTTGAATGGCATGGTCATAAAGAATGGCTTCCAAGTGACACAACGGAATCGCTTTTTGACAATTATACAAAAAGCCAATCTTTGGAAACCAAAATTGAACTTCTCGAAAAGAAAGCTGAAAGCCAACGGAAAACGATTGCTTACTGGAAGAAGAAATCAAATGATTGGGAGCAGAAGTATTTTGTCTTTCAGGAAAATGTCAATACCGAAATCGAGGCCATTGGTCAGGATTTGGACTCCGCATTAAGCAGCCTGAAAGAAGCCAAAACTCACTTGAAATGGTCGCAAGAATCCAATTGTGAACTTCTTGAAAGATGCAAGAATGCAGAGGCGTTGGAACTAGCTTCAAAGGCTGAGATCAAAGTCAAGAATGTTGAAATATCATTGCTGAAGTCCGACTTTGAAACGAAATCGTCAGAACTCGAAATCATCGAGGAAGATTACAACCAGTTTAAAGCCGATAGCCTTCACACAAGAACCCTTGCATGGGTTGGTTGGATCATGTTCTTCATTTCAATTTTCGGAATGATCTTTTTGAGAAATTAGTATATTTGCAATGCCGAAAGGCCAGCGGGGTAGGAGCCGTCTGAAAAATCTTGGTTTAAAACCAACAAAGCCTGTCTGATGGAGACTCCTACCTCCTGATGACGGGCTTCTTTATTTTATGGCAGTTGATAAAAATTCTATCATAGTTTATGCCGATTGGATTGAACTATTTGAGAACCTAAGCGATGATGAGGCCGGAAGGTTGATTAAACATTTTTTTCGATATGTAAATGATCAAAATCCAGAGCCACCGGATAGGCTGACTGAATTGGCATTTATCCCCATCAAAACATCATTAAAACGGGATTTAAAGAAGTGGGAAGGCACTAAGGAAAAGCGTTCAATTGCGGGATTAGCTAGTGCAGCCGCAAGGAAAACAGCTAAAGAAGAAAGTGAACAAAATTCAACAAAATCAACAAGTGTTGAAAGTGTTGAACAAAACCAACAAGAGGCAACAAATCCAACTGTTAGTGTTAGTGTAACTGTAAGTGATAGTGTAAGTGTTACTGATACTGTTATTAATACAATTAAAGAGCGCAAACAAAAGTTTGCTTCCACTCTCGAACCTTTCCAGAAATTATATCCTAAACAAATGCTTTCTGATTTTTACAAATATTGGGGCGAACTCAATAAGTCAGGAACTAAATTCAAGCAGGAACTTGAAAAGACCTGGGATTTGGAAAGAAGACTTGAAATGTGGGCAAGACGTGATAAAGACTTTAATAAAAACCAACCTCAATCCGGCCCTCTTAGCTTTTCATCCAAAAACATGAACCGATGACACAAATCGAATTAGAACAAATAATCCTTGGGTCAGTCCTGATTGACAAGGATGCTCAGATTGAATTTTTCGCATTGGTTCAATCCTGCGAGGTCTTCACCGAAGACAAATACAAGATCATGTGCAATGCGTTGAAATCACTTTACGACCAGAATAAGCCGATTGACTTGGTAACGGTTGCTGAAGTCGTTAAAAAGTCTGGCCTTTATAAAAACATGGGAGGCGGTAAGACCTTGGCTGAATGTGCCGGAAAGGTTTCATCTGCGGCTCACTTCTCAATTCATATCCGCTATCTTTTGGAAGCCTATCTGAAACGTGGGATCGGATCATTTGCACAACAACTGCTGACCTCATCAGTCAATGATGTGGATGATGTCTTTGAACGGGTAGCCAAAGTTCAGACCGGACTTGAAAATCTAGTGAACCAGGTAATCATCAAAGACGAAAAAAGCATTTCTGAAACCCTTCGTGAAATCCGTGAAAAATGGGAAGTTGAGAATGTTTCAGGATTGGCAGGTACTCCAACGGGGCTGAATACTCTGGACGTTGCCACAGGCGGCCTTGTAGACACCGATCTGATAGTTTTGGGTGCAAGGCCCGGTCAAGGGAAAACGGCTTTCCTGATGAGCCTAATTCAGTCCTATTGCAAGCGAGGCATTCCGGTTGGAATGTTCAGCCTTGAAATGGGACAGATTCAATTGGTTCAAAGGTTGCTTTCTTTGGAATCGGATGTATTTGCCTATAAAATCCGAAATGACAAATATGACACTTACGACCGTCAGAGGCTTTCGGATGCCTCGGTCAGAATTGATAATTGGCCTTTGTTTATCAATGATGAAGCCGGAATGACATTGCGGAGATTGCGGACTAGGGCGCACATCTGGAAGAAGCAACACGGCATCAAACTACTCTGCGTTGATTACCTGCAACTGATGTCGAGTGACAACAAGAAAGGCAACCGGGAATCAGAGATAAGTGAGATTTCAAGAGGATTAAAGATTTTAGCCAAAGACCTGCAAATTCCAATCATTGCACTTTCGCAATTATCGAGAGCCGTAGAATCAAGGCCAGATAAGATGCCGCAATTGTCAGACCTGCGTGAGTCAGGTGCAATTGAACAGGATGCCGATTCAATCTGGTTTCTGATGCGACCGGGATATTATTCACAGTTCAGAGATTCACCAACAACAACCGTTGAAGGATCGGAGTATTCAACTGATGACCTCTGCATTCTTTCAATCGCAAAATTTAGAGCAGGTGAAACCAAACTTTTGCCTTTAAAATGGAATTCAAACCTTATGAAATTTTCAGATTATGAAAGAACCACTTTCTAAAGATCAATGCAATCAGATTCAACCGTTCGTGAATGCATTGCAGAATCGGATCAAAGATCAAACCGTGACCAAGATGGACATTTCAATTTTCATCACCCTGGTCAAAGACATTTTGAAAAATGATTCACATGAACAAATCCGGTAACGGCAATTCAAAGGACATCCGGTTGATTGAACAGATGATTGAATCTGTCATCAGGAAACGGGATCAACACTACGACAAGGCCAAAAGCCTATCAACCAAGAGCCAAATCAAAGAACACAAGTCCAATGCTGAATTTTATGATTGTCAGTTTTGGATGCTCAAAGATTACAAACGATTAAAAACCAAAGAAATAAGCTATGCAACACTACCAGAAAAAGATTAAGAAAATGTCCGACTATCACGGGATGCGAAAATTGACCGCAACATTTAACGATGAGCAAATGGACCGATTTCTTGCCGTATTCGGGCAAATGAACCGTTCAAAGCTGATTCGTGAACTTGTCATGAAGGCCGTAAGAGAAAAAGAGTCTGAAATAAATTTGCAACAAAAAGAAATTGATTAGTATTTTTACAAAAAAACAAAATGAAAAACCTCCTCACTCTCCTGCTCCTGATCGCAGTATCGGTGGCAGCCGTCGCTCAAAAAGCCGACTCAACAGACCTTACACTTCCAAAGTTTGAGGTCAAAGACGAGAACGGACATTCCCAACGGTTCACCCATCCACGCATGAAACGCTTAAAAGGTAAGTTGTTCATGAACGGGAAGGCCAGAGGGGAAAAGGTAGCCGATAGCGTTGTGTTTGCCCCTGTTGAGGTTGATCCTACGCCAATCATGGTTCCGGTTCCGCAACAAACCATTACGACACCAGAGGCTATGTCGGTAGGGCCGGTAATGCCGAAGCTGTTGATTGTAGTGGAACACGATAAATACGTTCAGCTTGGTTCCAATGTTCAGAATTGCGTGAACTACGTTTCGGAATTATTTGGCAAAGTGCAACTTGCTTTTGATAGGGCGGGATTGCCGAAATGGGGAATCAAAGAAGTGATTGTTCACACTTCCCCAACGGTACTCACAAACCTTCCATCCAACACCACAACACAAACCCTATACAACGAGTTCGGGGTAATGTACTGCACGAGGTGGGATGTTGATGGGAAGTTATTGCTGACAACCCGAAACGTCGGTGGTATTGCTAGTATGGGAGTGTTGAATAACAACGCTGATCCGAACAAGCGAATCTGGAATGTTGCGGTAATTGGCGCACCGAGTCAGTATCTTATCCCACTCCCGACCTACAACACGCTTAATTCAACCACGCACGAGATGGGGCATTGGCTAAACGGTCGGCATACTTTTGTTTGCAACGACTTTCCAGACGGAACGCAAAGACGGATTGATAGCACTTACTTTGAAAACGGTTCACCTTGCGGCACAACAACGAAACGACCATTCAAACCAACGTCCGTCTTAAGCTACGGACAATTGTATCAGGCATTGGATACGGCCAATACATTTCATCCTGTTTCAGCGGCCCGAATGGTAGCATACTGGAACGCACAAAAGGGAGTATTGCCAGTTGATCCTGCACCGGCCTGTACCACGACCGTAGGCCCGTGGAGTAGCTATTCCGGTGGATACAGAACCAGACTTGTGACGGCCACTCCATTGAATTGCAGAGGCATCGTTCCGGCTTCGATTGAGAAGCAACCATCCAATCCACCATGCACCTATTCCCTGACGCTAGGGCCGTGTATCAACGGGTTCCAAACGATTACGCCAACTGCAATCAATTCGCCGTGTACTGGCAGCTATACAGGCCCGACAAGTCAAATCTGTTCTGTTCCTGTCACCAACACCTTCACTATCTCCGGAACGCCATATCAGGGATTCACAAGGGCCGACACAGCAAAGGCGGTTGATGGCAACGAAACAACCCGATTCTTAACAACCGGAGCCACAACGCTGACATGGGCGTTTGCACAGCCCACGACACGGACGCAGGTTTATTTGAGTTCGGGGTATGGAACTGGCAGCCCTAACCAGACATTGACACTGACGGTTGATGGTCGGGATATTCCTTTGGCGTTCGATAAGAAGGTGAAGTTCACCAAGGTGATTAATGCGACCGGAAGACGGTTTGTTTTGACGACAACGGGAACGGGGAACATCAGCAGGATTTTTGAAGTGGGAGTGAAATGAGCGATCTGACGGAAGATATACTACTAAATGAAATGGGGTTCGAAAGAATCCCACATTTCACAGTCTCCAATGCTTTGATTTATCAGCTTGGAAGAAACAGGCATTTGAGCGTTGGAAGCGTTGGAACACCCAATGAAACGCTTTTTGTATGTGAAAGCGATTTCAAGGATTACCGAAAAATAACTGATTTGGTTTGCCTTCATAACTACGATTATGATGGGTATTTGACCAAGGAAAAGTTAGAAAACTTAATTGCCAGTATTGGGAAAACTCACGCCCCGTCTGGAACTCATCATTGACTCAGGGCGGGTTGATACAATGTATGTTTATAAAGTTGAAGGGAAATGAATTCAGAACGAATAAAACAAATACAATTACAGACGGCATATCCTGAAAGTCATTCTGTAAAAGACGCATTGCTTCAGGTTTGGAATGAATGCCAACAGGAAAATGCTAAATTGAATGCAGAAAGAATGTATAGTGAAATCGAATTAGAAGTAGCTTTTTTTGAAGGTAGAGAAAATGGTTTAACTTTTATTGAATGGTTTCAACAATTTAAAAAGAAGCCATGACACCACACCCCGACACCGAACGCCTCCGGTATGAGATTGACAAACGAATGAAAATAATTTTCCTTGATATTGACGGAGTTTTGAATGTAATCAATCAAGGGCGTGACGAGTTTGGCCATAAATTCAATCCGAAATTTGTCGAAAACCTAAAAACCATCATTGACCAGACTGAAGCTAAGATTGTGATTTCATCCACTTGGAGAAATGCCGGATTAGTCAAAATGCAGTTGATGTGGGAAGTCAGGGATTTGCCCGGAGAAGTGATTGATGTTACACCGAATTTCAGGCATACAAACGCAGTCAGGGGCGAAGAAATAGCCGAATGGCTGCGACTGAATGAAGTTGATAAATATGTGATTCTGGATGACGACACAGATATGCTACCGGAACAACTCCCGTACTTTGTATGCTGTTCAGGTGGCAAAAGATTATCCCGTCACATATTCAGTCTGGATGGATACGGTCTGACAAAAGAAAGAGCAATGAAAGCAATCGAAACCTTAAACGCCTCGAAAGGGGAGATGTGAGATGAGAAAGTTGCTAATAATCGTGCTGCTAGTTTGTTCATGTGGGCATCAAATCCACAAAGGAAAAGTAGTTAAAAAACGGTACGAACCTGCTAGGCACTACCAATATACTACTTACATGAAGGTTGGGAAAATAATGATTCCGCAATTTCATAAAGGATACGACGATCCTGATTGGGTTGTTACGGTTCAAGGCAAGGCTAAAAGCGAATGGATTATTGAAGAGTTTTATATTAGTCAGTCAAAGTACAACTGCATAGCAATAGGCGATTTATTCAACGATTCAATTCCATGTAGCAGGAAAGATTTGCACCCCTAACACCCCACATCTACTTTTCGGGGAGTGGATGACTAAGACTACCCCAATCGACAAAAAGCATTGACGGCCCGGAAAGACGGGTAAAATGGCTGGGTGGCAGAATGGAGATGCTGAACGTACCCACAGACTGAGTAGAGGCACATTAGTTTGCAACTGGACAATCTCAGCTTACGGGTTCGAATCCCGTCCCAGCCGCTTTTTTAGGGTTGAATATAGAGATAAAATGCCTCTGCCGTTGGTAGGGGCTTTTTTTAGAACACCCGTTTCGGATTTGGTCGGGCTTTCATTGGCCCTTTATTATGCCAATATTGATTCCGCTTGGAATATTCCGAATACTTGATTTGACGGGAACAACCGAAAGCAAAGAGAACCAGGAGAACGCTAATCAGTAGCTTTTTCACGTTGTTGATTTGGTTGTGATTCAATCCGGTTTCGTTTCTTGACCATATCCCAAAATCCGGTGATAAACTGACCGAGGACATAAATTAGAATAGTATCGGACTTGTCTATCTTTTCAAATTTGTAAAGCCAACCGACGCCCAACAGAAGGCCGGCCGTCATCAGAGTGACAACGGCAAAACTTATACCTTCCATCCATCGTTGGAAGTTCATTAAAGACCCGGGAACAATCCTTTAATCAGTCCGCCAATGAACCGACCTCTTTTCTCCGCTCTTTCAGTTTTAAACCCTTTTGACTCATGGACCGAATCCAGATACTGAACGCAGATAGCCAAATTTTGAATGCGACGATTAAGCGAATCATTGGCATTGCTCAGAACCTGAATCCTGACGGATTGAACCAACATCAATGAATCAACCTTCCGGTCGATCTTGGTACGTTTCTGGATGTTTGACTGGATTTGATATTCAATTCCACCAATGCCCACTGCAAGGAGTGATAAAGCGACAATTACAAATTTCATAAAGTTGACTTAAAAAGGTTTTTGATTTTCTGCCATGTTGAAAGTTTTCTTTCACGAAGTGCATCTGTTTTTAGGATCGGCTTTACGTTGGATTCCCATTCCGGTTTCTTCACATCCCTTAACCGTTTGTATCCATCCATAACCAATAAGACCAAACGCCCAAAGATCAGCAAAGCCGCACCGTGAATAAGAATCCAGTTTTCGGTCTGGGAGAATAAAGCCGCAACGCTGACCGTTCCAATGTCGCCAATAAATTTCATTGTGTCCTCTTTGAGCCGACAAATAAAGTGATTGATTACATCTTTCATTACTTTGACCAAATGACGTGAGAAGGTAAAGAAGGATCACAATCAACATGAATCCATGATTTGTAAATGCCGACCCGGTTGAATCCTACCGCCTGAAGTGAGCAGAGAATCCTGTACCCTTCCGTTCCTGATGAATAGCCGATGTCAGCCGCCCAACCTTTCGTATGCGATGAATTAGGTTCACCACCGATGGCCTTATTGTGTGCAATGGTCCGAAAGCCTGAATTGATTTTGAAAGGGATTCCGCATAAAGCACGGGCCTTGTCAAGTTTGGTCAAAAAGTCTGGCTGCATTTGTGAACCAGAACCAGGGGCATCCTTCGAATCAAATTCCGAAAGAGTGAAATGTTTCAATTGTAGCATTTGGCAAATTTTACCCTAAAAATTGTGTAATCAAAACGCCCTGTAAATCAGAGGGATAAAAATTATTTGAAATTTATTTTACATTTCTTTTCAAATATGTTTGCAGAATTTAAAAGAAAGGGTTTACTTTGTCTCAACGAAAACAAAAACAGAAAAAAGACATGAGCAACGAAACAATGAAATTAAGAACTGAAAAAGAATTAACTAAAATGGGTTTTTCGGCTAATGAAGTCAAAGCCTTAATTGAAAAATTCTGGAATCAAGCTTCTTATTTGAAAACTGCAAGAGAAAAAGCCCTGTACATGACCGCTTAAACCAAAACGGGGCTTCGGCCCCTTATTTTCAAACAATCAAAAACAGAAAACAAAATGAAGACTTACAAGCAAATCAATTTTAAAAGAGATTACGAAACCACTAATGTAAAATTCATTCAGGTTTTAGATGATTCGGTATTAGATTCAAAATATTGGATTGAGTGTAATGACTCTGAAATAGACTGCAATCAATTGTGGAAAGAAGGTAGTAAAATTATGTTCGGATATGCCTAAAGGAATCCCAAACAACGGCCCTCGCAAAGCCGGATGCGGACGCAAGTCTGGAGAGCCAACCACGACAATTGCATTCAGAGTTCCGGTTGTTGAAAAGGAAAGATTGAAAATCCTGATCGGCAACATGGTTGATGAATATTTGGACAACAAAAAACAAAACCCTCTTAGTTGAGGGTTTTTCTTTTTACCTTTGGGCCGCAATTATTTATTGTCGAAAGACTATTCCAGATGAAAGGTGAACCCTCGGCTCCGTATCTGTCTTAAATGACAAGTAGATAAGCAAGTTGAAACTCCGGTGACGGCTGGACCATTCCGGGAAGCCTAGTAGCACTGATACGGCACGACTGCGTAAATGTTGCAAAAAAGCCAGTTCTTAAAGGATTGGCTTTTTATTTTATATTTGCGAAAACGATTTCAATTATGCCGCTAAAAAAAGGATCAAGTCAAAAGACTATAAGCCAGAATATCAGCATGGAATTGAAGAAGAATCCTTCCATGAAACCAAAGCAAGCGGTTGCAATCGCACTAAGCACCGCAGGCAAGGCAAAGAAGCCCAAGGGCAAAAAGAAGATGTAGTATGGCTGAAAAGAAGTACAAGAAAACAATAGGAGACAAAACCGTTAAGTTCGGGGCAAAGGGTTATTCTATTGCACCCGGCACGGCTAAAGGTGACTCCTACTGTGCCAGATCAGCCGGAATAAAGAAATGCAAGAATCCACCATGTGCCAATGACCTGAGCCGCCAGGCATGGGGATGCGTTGGTAAAAAGTCTGTCAAGTCAAAGGCAGTCAAATTCAAAAGAAACTAATTCAAATCATTTACCGTGAGAACGGAACTACTTAAAATGTTAAACTATGCAATTCACCGTTGGGAATGAATTTTGGAAACGAAGGACAAAACACGGACGGGACAAACTATTCAAAGACCCTGAAACACTTTGGGAAGCCGCACAGGAATACTTCCAATGGTGTCACGATAACCCTCTGATTGAAATTGACTTTGTTGGGAAGGATGCTCAACAGGTTGAAAAGCCAAAAATGAGGGCTTTTACATGGTCAGGATTAGAAATCTATCTTGATATTGATTCGTTAAAGCACTATAAAAGCGATCCAAACTATTCCGATTTTTTCCCCGTCATCACACGCATAGAGAAAATCATGTACACCCAAAAGTTTGAAGGGGCTGCTGCCGGATTTCTAAATCCAAACATCATTGCAAGGGATTTGAGGTTATTTGACAATGATCCCACTCCGACAAATCTAACCGTCACCATTTCCGGACCTGTTCCACCGTCTGAATAAGTCCTGATGTGCTAACATTGCAGCCGGACGAAATTAGCATATGTGATATAAACCTTATCAATGCACTACGATTTTCAGCGTAATTTCTGGCTTAAATGGTACTGGCCTTTCGTAGAGACTCTCTACACCAAGGAAGGCCACTACGGCACAAGACAATCGGCAAAGTCTCACAACATCGCCAGAAAGCTGATCTACCATTCCTTTCAACCGTATCAGTTCAATGTGATCCATTCCAGAAAGGTCTATTCCGACATTGAAGGTTCGACATTTACCCTGCTGACCAATCTAATCTACAAACACTTCAAGAATGATTTCATCATTCGCAAGAATCACTTTGAGATCATCAACAAGCATACAGGTAATTGGTTCAGGGGGTTGGGGATGGACAAGGCAGAAAAGGGTAAGGGTGTCGAAGGGGCTAACATTGCCTGGTTAAACGAAGCCAACCAGTTTACCCGGGAAGATGTGGATTACATCGACACAACTCTTCGAGGGGAGACGGGCGTTCCCATTTCATTGATCATGGATTGGAATCCTGAATCCATAAATCATTGGCTGAAAAAGGAAGTTGACGAAAACAAGGATAAACCGGATTGCATCTTCCACAAATCAACCTTTTGGGATAACTACACCATTGACCGTGAAGCATTGCACGAACGATTGCTTCGGATCAAGTCACACGGATTGGAAGGCGAAAGAAGATATAAGGTTTGGGCGTTGGGCGATTGGGGAGTTGAAGACATTGATTCAACCTTTGCCTATTCATTCGAGGCTGATAAGCACGTTATAAAGGGCAGGATCAACATCAACCCTCAGTTTGAAATATACCTTTCATTTGACTTTAACGTAACCAACACCTGCGGAGTCTACCAGTTCCTCAAGAACGTCAAAGGTCAAAAGTATTATGCTACCATCAACAAGATTAAAACCTACCGAATCGGGGATCTGAAAATCCTTTGCGAAACAATCAAAGCCGAATTCCCAAAAGCAAAGTTCATCATCAACGGGGATGCGTCCGGTCAAAACAAGTCTGCATTCACATCTGATAACATCTCAGCATACACCGCCATCAAATCACATTTGCAATTGAATGATATGCAGATTCAGGTTGCACCTGCTAACCCTTCGCACATTCAATCAAGGGTTATCACCAACATGGTCTTGCAGCGTTGTAATGTCCGAATAGCGGAAGAAAATGATCTTTTAATTGAAGATTTAAAACAGGCACAGGTTGATCGAAAAGGAAGTCTTGACCCTTGGAAGCTGAAGAACCCGAACCTGTCGCACAGTCTCGATGAGTTCAGATATTTTGTTTTCACAAATTTTCATGAAATTGCCAACGATTACGAAATTGAATAATGAATAATTCCTGCTGCAACACTTGTTACTCCATCTGTGAGCCTCTGATTTCCTGCTTTGAGGATTTGATTATCTACGTTCCAATTGGATACATGGAGGACCAGATTAAAGTCAGGATCAAGAACGGACAAGGCCATGTCACTTATCAGACCTTGGATGTCCTCGGTGGTACTCACGTTGAGATCAATGTTGAAACGGCAGCAATCCCCGAAGGGTTCTTCTCGTCCTATGGCAGCCCGTATGAAATCCGGTTCGTGAATCCATCCTTGCAGGAATTATTATTTGTTGCAATTGATGGAAAAATGTATAATTGCATCACATTCAATATTGCGAACGGATCGACAAACGAAACGGTTGCTTTTGTGAATGCTTTTTACAACGAATTGCCGCAAGGTTATTAACATGAGAATAGTAAACGGTCTTAAAGTATTCACACATGACGAAGCAGTTGATATGCTGAGTCAGGATGAACCGAAGCCAGACAAGGACACGAAATCAGCATTTAGGATTATCTTGTCCTTGGCGATTGCGGTCATTCTTGCAATCCTTTTGTTTTCCTGCTCAAAAAAGGAATCCTTTTCTGTTTACACGGTCAGGACAATTGAAAGACCAGGGACATTTGCCTGCAAGATTACGGCCCGTTCACCCGGGAAACCTGACCTTGTCTTTTATGAGGAATGCGGAAAGTATAAGGTTAATCAGACGTTTAAGGTTGAATTTTGATGAGTAACTATGAATCAAATTGTGGGGGCAAGCGGAGAGGGTGCTGCATTATTATGCCTGTTTCAGATAGCGATAGTGTCGGCAATGCTATCATTGTTCTTGGATTACCTGATGGATCATATGCCGCCTTTCCAATGGTATCTAAGTCAGTTAAGCCAACTGCCCGAAAACATCGCAAAGCCGTTAGGTGAATGCCTCTTTTGCTCTGGTGCATGGCAGTATCTCATTATTTCAATTTTCCTCTTTAATCAACCTTTATGGCTTTCAATATTTGGCCTTGGAATAAACCACATAAGCCTCAAACTACTGGCATACTTACGTCAGAAGATCAACCTATAATACCTCAATACAATGGGACTGCCGACCGTAAGCATTGGGATAAGATCAAGTTTGCGTTTCGTTCTGGTGATCGGAATTACTTCTGCTTTGGTCACGACATCAACATTCCATACGAACGGATGCACGCAGCCATTGACATTTATCGGGAGTTGGATGCGGCAGTTAATCCGGTTTATCTCGATAGCCATTGCAAGGCCGTTGATGCCGTTCTTGAATCCGAGAAGATCAAGACCAACAAGAAACTGATTGAGATCGGGATATTGAACGCCAGACTAAAGGAACGCAAAGAACTGGCTATCTCTGTACAGATTCAAATCAAACTGGCAACGGTTAAATATTTTGATGAGGTAGAAAACCCGTTCAGCTATCAGCACGATTACAACAAGTCAAAAATCGAACATTGGGCCAAAAATGCTGATGTTCCTACTTTTTTTTTGAGTCTGCCGGAAAATCAATATCTGACTACTGGAGACGAATTACAGAGGAGTTTGAACACCTATTTAACGGGGGAAACTCTGATGAATTTAAAGATGTTAGAGCATCATATTACATTGTTAGCCTCAGAGACTTCAAACGCAGATTCAACGAAAATCTTAGCTTTGCAAAAGGAATGGGAACAGACCTTTCTGAATTGGTCGAACAACCCCTCTACACTTACTACCTGATGTATTCGCATTGGGTAGCATCACTGAAAGCTGACAAATCCAATGCGAAAAAATGAGTACCTTAAGTACCAATCAGATTGTTGTCGAATACATCATTAAAGGTGAAGATGTATTAAAAGCCAAAAATCAATTTGACGGTCTAACAAAGGCTGAGACCGAAAGCCTGAATGCCCTAAAAAAGATCAATGACCAATTAAAAGTAAACGGTGATCAGGCTAAAAAATCAGGGGATGATTTAGTAAACGCATTAGGTAAATCAGATAATCAAGTCAAAGGATTAGGAAGTTCACTTAAGGGAATAACACCACTTTTAGCCGGAGCATTTTCGATAGCCGCAATATCTGCATTCACCAAACAAGTAATTGAAACAACTACAAAGTACCAAGCATTTCAAAAAGCAATTGATTTTGCATCTGGATCACAAAAAGAAGGGGCAAAGAATTTTGAATTTCTTTCCGAACTAGCCAGAAAGCTAGGGCTTGATCTTGAAGCGACCGCAATGGGCTACAAGACATTTGCTGCATCTTCCAATTTAGCAGGGGTATCAATTGAAGAAACTAATCGGCAATTTACTTCAGTATCAAAAGCCGTTGCTGCACTTGGATTAAGTGGGGAAGATGCAAAAGGAGTTTTTCTTGCACTTGGTCAGATTATTTCAAAAGGAACTGTTTCAAGCGAAGAATTAAGAGGCCAAATCGGTGAGCGTTTACCTGGGGCATTCAATATTGCCGCAAAGTCAATGGGTGTAACAACGGCTGAATTGGGAAAACTTTTGCAAAAAGGAGAAATCGCATCAAAGGACTTTCTTCCAAAGTTTGCGACCGAACTTGAAAAGACATTTGGACCAGAGGCAGAAAAAAACCTAAATTCATTAACTGCATCCCAAAACAGATTCAACAATGCAATTGATGGTCTAGTTTTAGCAGTTGGTCAAAAACTTGAACCATTCCTCAAAGGTGCTTATGATTTGGCCGCAGGAATTGCAACTGAATTGGCAAAAGTTGGTAAAGCTGCCAAAAAAGAATCTGCTGAGAATCTTGGATTGAAACGAGCCGAAGCGGATATTGTAAAGCAATTGATTAAGTATGGTGGCGATCTAACCGTTCAGAATCAAAAGTTCATCCGTCAGCAGGAAGCCGTGTTGCTTCTTTTGGGAATGGAAGAAAAAATTTATAATCAACAAGTTTTGGTGACCGAAAAAAGAATAATGGCACAAAACGATTTTAATGGTGTGGCAACCAAAGCCCTTAAAGATGCTGAGAGCGAACTTAATATTTTGATTGCCGAAGAAAAGGAACTGGAAAAAATCGCAGGAATTGAGGTTAAGAGGGGCGAAGAGAAAAAAGTATTAAATGAGGCTGATATAAAAGCCCTTGAAGCTAGATTTAAGTTAGAAGAAAAACGTCTTGAAATCCTTACACAAATAAGGAAGGTTGAATTGGATTCGGCAGGTGGAAACTTAGGTGCTGATAAGGCTCTCTATGATGCCAAACTTGAGTTGAGAAGAAAATACACTGCTCAAGGTTTGAAATTTGCTAAAGAAGAAACCGACTTACTAGAAGCCCAATCAAAAAAGACTGGAGAAGCGTTGATTCAGCAGGATTTAAAAGACCGAATGGAAGGTAAAAACATCATGGATCAGTATCACAAAGATTCTGAAAAATCCTATGATCTATACCTAAAAAACATTGGGGATAAAAAACTGAAACAAATCGAACTTGACAAATCCGGAAATAGGGATTTCATAAAAGATGAACAGAAAAAATGGCAAGAGATCATTCAGCTTACAACCGAATATTCACAGGTTGCCAACGACATTGTTCAGGGATTTGCAAACTTACGGCAAGCCAGAATAGACAATGAAATCACTCAATTAAATCAAAAGTATTCCGAAGAAATCCGTTTGGCAGGTGACAATCAACAAAAGGTTTTAGAGTTGAAACAAAAGCAAGAAGCCGAAGAAAAAGCATTGCGAAGAAAGGCATTTGAAGCCCAACGACAGGCCGCAATCGCTGAAGTTATATTCCGTGTTGCCCCAATCATTGCTCAACAGATAGCCGGAGTTATTACCGCACCATTGGCGATTGCTTCTTATGCCACCGCAGCCGCACAAATCGCATTCATCGCAGCGCAACCAGTTCCAGAATTCAAAGAAGGAACGAAAGGTAAGCCCTTCAAAGGAGGTAAGGCTATTGTCGGTGAGATTGGTAAAGAGTGGGTTGTGACTACATCGGGAGCAGTTTACGAAACACCAGGAGTAGCTACCTTGGTGGACCTTCCAAAAGGATCACAGGTAATTCCGCACCATGAAGTGATCAAATCCGAACGGTTTATGGGTTCAAAGCTGATGAATCAGGGGCGTGGTGAGTCTGGAACAGGGCAAATTGTGGAACGGTTAATCAGTCTTGAAAATACCATGAGCAAGCTGCCAATCACATCCCTGACGATGGATGAACGAGGGTTCACAAAGAAGATTCAGACCAAATCAAGAGAAACCAGAATCCTAAACAATCGGTTTGGTAATTAGTTCTTTTTGTTGCTATATTTGCAACTGACGTACTACTTCAGTCATACTCTTTTTTTGTTTTTTCGTTTGTTTTCAAAAAGCCCGGCTCATAAGGTCGGGTTTTTTGTTGCAAAATAGTTTGGTAGTTCAATTCTCTTGTTTACTTTTGTTGCAAATTAAAACAAGCGAAAAATGAAAATTACTAACTTACAAGAAGTTGAAGGTCAGACTAAAGAGTTGATTTCCTTTGCGGAACAACATGAGCATTCAGCATTTATAGTCTTTGTTGAAAAAGGCTCGGAATCAATATACTCTAATTTGATTGGAAGCAAACCTGATTTAATAGATGGGTTTTTACATCTAATGGGTACAGAAAGTACTTTTTTAGATT